GATGGGATGATCAGACAAAAGATACGGCTATTAGTGTTAACTATGCAATGGCAACCCAACCAGGAAATAAAATCTATTATGTAGAGCCAGCCGCAAGTGCATTTGAAGCACAATCAGCAGAAATACAAGAATTACAATTACAAATGGCAACTTTAGGAATTAGTACACTTTCACAACAAAAATTTGTAGCAGAATCAGCAGATGCAAGAAGATTAGATCGTGTAGATACAAATTCTATGTTGTCGATGGTTTCATTAGATTTAGAACAAAAAATGCAAAAAGCATTTAATTTATCGGCTGATTATTTAGGAATTGAACCACCCGAAATTAAAATTAGTCGTGATTTTGATATTGATAGGCTAATCGGCCAAGATATAACAGCTTTAACTTCACTATTTGATCAAAATGTGATTGATAGAGAAGAATTTAGAGATATTTTGGTTCAAGGTGAGGTTTTACCAAATGCAAATGAAGCTGAAAGCGATTAATACATTAGAATAATAAAGAAATACTTTTCTTGTTATGCCTTCCATCAATATGGATAACGGTGTAAGAGCAGAAGATTTGGAAGCTGCAATAGCGGCTGAAAATGGTACTGCTACACCTAAACCAACTCCTGCTCCTGCGGCAACCCCTAAAGCAACAAAAACTCCTACTACTAAAAAAACTGACGTTTAATTATGGAAGAAC